GGGTTGATCTGATAAGTATTTAGGAGTTCCATAGTCTATAATTAAATGGTCTGTTTGACCTTTAGATATTAAAACGGGCATAATACCTGCAATTGCACCGCCAGTACTATGACCACAATGAACAACTCTTCTTATATTATTATCTTTTATTAGTTTATTAACAAAATCTTCATGAGTTAATGCTTTAGAAACTTCTTTAGCAAGGTTTAAAAAACCCTCGTGAAAATTTATACCATTATGTATTTTGGTATCAGTATCTGTGTTATATAACCAAAACTCAAGAGCTTCAGTACCAGAATAAACTAAGAATAGAGTATCGTCTGAAATATAATAGCCAATATCCAACAGGCCCTCTTTACCTATAAGGTTTCTTTTAAGGTAAACACTTTTTGTATACAAGATCCCTCTATCAAAATATGTGCTTTTTTCAGACCAATGTTTAGTATTTTCTACATTATAAATTACTGTAGATAATATTGTAGCTATGTATATATCACTTGCAATACAGGTTTGCTTTGTCATTTAAGGCTTAACTCCGCAAGGTATTAACAAGACGGTTCATATTATTATACACCAAAATGCCATTTTTTATCCTGTTTGAAACCATAAGAGACAAAACATTGCAAAAAATAGAGGGGCTAAAAGAAACCCCTCTATTTATTCATAGTCTGTTTAACGTTGAAACGTAAACATGAAAATAACTATTATAAGCTTTCTATTAGAATGAGCCAAGGATGACACGTCTGTTATCAAGCACGCCAAATCCTTGTTCCTGCCATCCATAGAAACCAACTCGTTGCTTACGGTGCATCGCTGGATCTTCGAACGTTTCCAAAGCCTGCTTAACGGGCATAACAAAACTGTCGTTAGAAGACTGATCAATACCAACAACCAATTCAAGGTCGCTAGCCTGAACAGCACCACTAAGGCTACCAGTGTAGAACGTCTGATATTCCTGGCTTTCACCAAGTTCATCAAGATCGTGCAGATTCACACCAAAGATACGTGTAATCGGAGCACCGTCTTCAGCAGCCACATAGACTTCTCTACGTGAGGTTTCATCCAACTGATCAAGACCCCAGTTACGAATGTCTTCCAGAGCTTCTGGAGAGAGATACAGGTCGGTAAGACGACCACGATTAAGAGAACCCGTGTTTCCACCGGCATTTCTTCGCATCACAGTCTGCATCAGGGAAATCAGTCTCTTAGAGAACATTCCCGATGTAGCGTCACCGTCATAAACCAAGATGTTACGATCTACGCCAGCTGCCAACAGGGTATGCCAACCGTCATCGTTCATCTTCTTAACAAAACCAGCTTCCATAACCTGCATAGCACGAGAAGCGATATCCCAACGAGCTTCACGGGCATACCTCAAGAGGTAGTCAATGGAGTTCGTGATAGAGTAGGTCGGAATGGTCACATAGTCGCCTTCGACCGCTCGTTCAGGAATTGCACCGTGCTGAGGGTTCGTATAGGCAATATGATCGCCTTCAAGACCTGGAGACAGAAGATCCAATGGATACTCTGCTGTGGCTCCTGGGCCGATAGGAATCGTTTCAAAGATATTACCAAGAATATCACCATTAAGAACACCCTTACGAAGGGGCAACTCAAGTGCCTTGGCAAACTCTCTCTGTGCAGCCAATGCTACGTTCATATCAGTATTACCGGACTTAACCAGCAATTCGAGGATATCAGCATCTGGCGTTTTATCTGTGTAAGACATATTAAAATTCTCCTTTATGAATGGATTTTAAATATTAAAAATTATCTACGGCTTAGTTTCCACCGTGATTAGGAAGATTAACAGACAATTTAGCATAACCGTCAGAGTCTTTATAAGACATCCAACGACCAACTGCTCGGTTACCAGAACCAGGACCAAGCCCCGGAACTGTTGCTGTAATATTTCCAGCAGTTACGGTATCGGCATAAGCCATAAGACCTGGGGTAGGTGTACCAGTAACGTTATTCGTCACAACCCAACCCTTTGTGAGAATAGTAACTTTTCCACCCTGCTGAACTTCATCTTTGTGTTCATTGAGGTGAGTTCTCGTCAGGTCTTTATTAACAACATCATTCATAAGAATACCAACTGGAATGTCAGTATCAGCACAAGCTTTGTACTTAACAAGGTTTGCACCTTGGTCCATAGCTGCACCAGAAGCTGTGTTTTGAGAAGTGTCATAAATTACAACACCCCCACGAGTTGCTGTTCCCGTATTGTAGAAAAACGAGATATCAGTAGTTTCTTCATGTCTATCTGCTTTAAGAGCCATTTCACTTTCTCCTATGTGTTTGAATTAAATATTAACTTATATTACTTGTGGTTAAAAACCGCCTGTGCGATCCAAGCCGAAGTCTTTTCCCTAATTGTATCAGTTGTGTTTTCACCAGCTTCTACGAAGGTAACTTCATCAGATTTCACATCGTCCAAAAGTTCTTCTTCTACTTCTGCTTCAGCTTCTTCAGTTTCGACTTCTTCTGTTTCTGAAGCCTCAGTGACCGTATCTTTTTTAGATTCCGTAACAGCTTCGGTCTTTTTAGAATAAAGAGCTACAATAGAATCAAAAGCTTCATCATCCAGAGCATCAAACGATGCCAGATTAGCTTCTACTTCGTCAGTGTCAAAACCGGCTTCTACCAGTGCGGCCTGCCTCTTTCGAAACTTTTCTTCTTTTTCTTTCTTCTTCAGTTCTTCTTTTTGTTCATCTACAGTTGCCTGAATCTCAGCAAGGGAATCGGTCAATTCCTTAACCTTGTCGTTAGCAGCTTTCAGATCAACAATAGTATCCTGAATCAAAGTATCCTTTTCACCAACGCTGGCTTCCAGACTTTCTACTTTAGAAGTAGTTACTTTGAGTTCTGTAATTTCAGACTTAAGGGCTTCATTTTCATTAGTAACTGTAGCGAGCTGATCTTTGACTTCAGCCAACTGCCCTTCCAAGACTTTAGAATCTGCCATTTCAGTTTCTCCTATTAAAGAGTGAGTGTCTACATTAAAGGCGACACTTTTAGAATTTAAAATTATACTTCTAGGATTAGCAGGATTTGACACCAAACCCTTGCCGGAAAAAGATATATTACTTAGAGCACGACCAACTTTATAACCTTCATATTCTCCAGTACCACCATAGGACCGAAGATGTTTAGTTAAAAATGCCGACTCTTCGTTTCTAGTTACAAGCTTTTTATTACCTAATGGGTCTATTACTGAATAGTCAAAGCCTGCAAATAGACACTCCATAGAGACGAACCATTTCCCCTCATCCAGTTCAGAGATGATTTTATTCATCCTGTCTCTATTGTCTTCTTGTGTCCAACTATTATAAAGAACAGCCCGCGTTATAATATCAAAATCAGAAGGAGGCGTTTCTGTATCATTAGGGACTTTATTACCATCTCTGTCAACAACATAACTACCGGTGATATGCCCAATGATATCGTTCTCATTGTGCATAAAGTTAAACTGTTTATCTTCTGGTGTATTTCTTGCAGCCCAAGTTACGTTAGGCAAAAATACATCGTCGTTCTTATTCCAATTAGTTGAAACTAAAACCGACTCAAGGTAGTAAAGGTCTATTTGGTCTTTATTCTCAGCCTGAATTTTTAAAGAGAGTTTATCAATCTCTTGCTGTTCTGCGTTTACGTCTAATTTATAATTCGTAACGGGGGTAAGATAAGCGACGGAAGCCTGACTCTTTACAGAATCAGCAATACCATCCTCTATTTCTCTATTAAAAACCTGTATTTTACTCATATTTTTTAACCTCTATAAATTATACACAAATTTAAGATTTTTTCTAAATTACTAAGAATTTTCCCCTAACACAAACTCCACGAAGGCCGCTATAACATGCTTTTTATAGTCTTCCATACTCATTTCTGTAGTATTTATGTTATTACTTTTTATAGTGTTATTAAACTCAATAGGCATAGTTTTACTAGAGCCTATAATAGAAGAAATAACCTTTGGTGTAACTTCAGACATTAATTCTACATTAGATAAAACCTGTAATTTCATTTCTTCAAGTTTAACAACTTCGGCCTTAGTAAGCTTTCTAAGATTAGTCTTTTCATTTATAGCAAGAAAGGCAGTATTAGTAATATCAGATATAGTATCAAATGACTTACCAGCCCATACAAACATCTCAGCAACGCCGGGTTTACTCTTTGGTGTATCAACACGTTTCTTTCTTTTGGTCTGATCCTTCTTAAGAAGAGGTCTGCCATTGGGAGAGCTAGGCTTTTTAGTAGTAGTATTTACTGGTTTAGGTTTAGCATCAATGTCGATTTTTTTGGTTTCAACATCAAACTCGTGTTGTTTGTCCATTTTTTCCAAATCCTGTTTTTGGTTCGGATTATGAAAAGGCCCAGCTTTTTCGGGCATTTTTTCTTCTTCCCTGGACTTAATCTCTCTATTAAGTCTTGTTTTTTCAACAGCAGGAACCTCTTTGAATCTCTCAAGAATAGTCTCGTGACTAATAATATTTCTGTCAGCTAATTGTAATAAGAGGTTTTTCTCAGCAGCTTCATCTGAAAGTGTCATCTGATCAAAAATAATATTTGCGGGCTTTCTGAAACCCATAGATCTACGTACAATATCAATCTCATGATTCCAAAATTTTGTCAATTGGTCGCGGCCATATTGAAGGCGTTCAACGAGGGTTTTTAAGGATATAAAATTATTAGTAAAGCCCCCACCGTTACCTGCCATTCCTGTGAGTGTTGGGGGCACGCCTAACCCGGCATAGATACTATTTAATACAGACTGGTACTTTTCGGAACCTAAGAATTTATAGACTTGGCTATTGGATTCTGTGTATTTAAGTTCTGGTCCCCATATTAATTCCATAGTTCCACCACCCACGTTGGACGCAAGTACATTTCTAAGCTTATCTACCCCAGCTTTGGTTGGAAGGATTTTGTGTTCGAAATCGCCCAAAGTCCAGAGTCTAATGTTTGAGATAGCACCGTCTAATGCAGACAGGTCTGCCAGTCTCATCTTTTCCAGCATTACAATATCATCAAGGATTGCATACGTTATGGGGTTTGCCCACTGATCCCAATCATCCTTTTTGTAATAAAATGCTGACAACTTGTCTTCATCAAGGGGAATGGTCTTGGCCCCCTTCTTCATTAGGTTTTTAATCTCTGTTGGTAGTGTGTCAAAGGCATTTGTGAGTACGGCCTCCTTTTGAAAGTTGTCTACAAAAGTCCTACTCGATACTTCAAATTTACGCCTACCAAGCATCATATTCAAATTGCCATCTTTTAAGTCTATAGTAAGGGGATTAAGAAAATTATAACGCCAAGGTATAAGATTCTTTTTTGTCGTAGGAATTTTTACGACCACATCACTAGCAAGGGATTTCAAGAATTTGTTGATAGCAGGTGTGATTTTGGCATCGCTTCTGTATATGAATACCTGTCCCGCCCGATATAGATTATTAAGAAATCTTTCAGACCTTTCTTTTCCATCAACCTTTCTAAACCATTGCTTAAAGAACTTTTCAACGCTTTTGTTTTCGTGAACTATATTAATACCCTGACTACCAAAGTCACCCATCAAGTCAATTATATTACGTATAATGCCCACTTTGTCAT